CTGTATCTTTTAAACCACCACTTGCTTTAAATAAAGCAGCAGCTAAAGCTGCTTTACCTATAGGACTTTTAGCAACTTTCTTAACAGCTTTTTTAGCTTTTCTTACAATTTTACCTAAAAAGTACCCTTGTCTTGGTTCTTGTAAACTCATGATTCCACCCATGTTTCGAAGTTGTCTTTCCATTTGTAATCTTGAAATTGCCATAATTTATCTATCTTATTTTGTTTTACCTAGAAAATCAAGGCTTGGCATCACCACTGTCACGTCTCTTCTGATGTCCTCTGGTGATATACCCTTTGACTTCCATTCTTCGTCATTAGCGTATTCTTCGCCTGTTTTCTTATTTGTTATCTTTTCTATTATTTTCTCTGGTTTTATCTCTGTCATTATGATGTTACCTCTCGCGGCTGTATTTCTAATATTGAAGCTATGACGTGCAGCTCATTCGCGTCAGAAGCTTGTACCTTTAATATCTCACTTTCTTCCATTACAAGTGGGTTAGTTAAAAGCTCTGTTGTAGTAATCGTTGCTATAGTCTTTGTTTTAAATAGACTAAATATATTACCACTAGCATCCACCAAAGTAACATCTATATTGCAACCAGATCCTGAATCATTAGAAACCAATATAGATTTTACTACGGATGTTTTAGCACTTGGCACCGTATATAGTGTCGTTAAATTTGTAGTCGTTAAATCTGCTTTTTTATTTATAAAACTATTTGCCATTAATTTAAAAAGAAGTTTTGAGCTTCTACCTCATCCTTAAGTTCTTGTTGATACGTAGTATTTAATTTTACTATAATACCATCTATATCTCTTGTTTGTGCTTCGGCAACAGTATAGTCATACTGCTGTGATGGTCTTGTTAATACTTGTACTATCTTTGCCATTAGCTACTACCCATATCTTTTGCTGTACCACTACCACCCATAAAATCTCTATCATAACCAGCTTGATAACCACCTGTTCCAGCAGCTCTATTTTGTGAAGCCATGGTTCTTGTTGCTTGTCTTTGAGCAGCCTCTATCGCTGCAGCCTCTGCTGCTTTTGCTTTTTCTAGTTGAGCTAATCTTTGTTCAAGAGCTTTTGATTGTTTATTTTGTAATGTTTTTCTAATTCTAGCTATTCTTCTATTGTAAGCATTTTGTAATCCAGGTCCACCAAACATAGAAGATACATTATAACCTCGCATTAAATTTGCAGCATTAGGATTTTGTGAATAAAAATCTTCAGCCGCTTCATCAGCAAACTGTAATGCTGGATCTCTTTGAAAAAAATTTAAAGCAGAAACTGGTACACCCATTAACGTTGATAATATTCCACCACCAACTTTTTTTCCAAAATCTATTCCTCTTGTAATACCCGTCATTGTTTTATTTAATAAGCTATCTTGTGGATTACCTTTTGATAATATTGTTGCATCCATAATTCCTCTTCTAGGATTGTCTAAAAATTGAGGATTTTGTAATCTACTTAAAAAACTTGTTGGAGCATCAACAAAATTAAATCCTGGTATTTCTTGAAAAGATGTATCAAGTCTACCAGGTATGTTATCTACAGGTGGAAACATTTCTAAATTTTGTAATCTATTAGGCATGAATTCTGGATTCATAATTAAATCTTGATACATGTTATCTGTTATTGCCATTATCGTCTTCCATCTGGTTGTATATCTAATCTAAAAGTTCCTAGTTTCCAACTTTGAGATGCAGCAGTATTTGCTATTTTTAATGAAATAGCTCTAGCTCTTGCACGTGTATCTACTTTTTTAGTCGATGATGTTACGGTAAACGGTCCAAGTGCAGAACTAGCTTGACTATCATTTGGAAAATCTCTTAGTTGTAACGTAATTTGAGTATTACCTGTTTGAGATATAAAATCTGGTACAAACCTTCTTATCTTCATAATAAATTCTCCATCCCCTCTAGTATCTGCTAAACCTGTCATTTGATTGCCTACTATTCTTTGTGTTATGTCATAATCTCCAGATTCAATACTAGATGTAATTGCAGTTATAGTTCCATTTTTATTTTGATCTGTTCCTGTTTCGTGTTCATAGTAAGCTGTTCTACCCTCTGTGTTGCCTACAACATCAAAAGATGTATCTGTTGATGCATCGTATTCTAAAGCGTGTGGTTTAGTAAATACTGCAGAATCTTGCCACATGGTTCTAGACAAACTACCCACAGTCCATACGGGTCTTTGAGGTGATGAATCAAAATAATTATAAGCAACCATTCTATTTACGACAGAAGAACTTGCTTGCGGATAAAACCACATAACTTCACCAAACAAATTATTTAGCCCTGCAGATACCATTTGATTACCAGACTCTAAATTTATATCGTCAAAAACAAAATCCTCTACTAAACAAGGCAGTGATTCTAATTTACCAGCATATCTAAAGAAACCATTCTCTGACATCCAATAAGCTGCACCATCAACTTCTACACATGCATTCTGTCCTGCAAGTCCACAGTTAGTTCCAACTTGTGAAAAGGCAAATGTAAATGGTTGACCAACAAAACGTTGTGTAAATAAAGCGGTGTCAGTCCAAACATAAATTGCATCTCGACCTCTTATCGCTCCTCTAATCTGTGATCCATCAGCAAGTCTTTGTGTACCAGCGGTGTTAGTTGCTGTGGGCGTATACGTATTTATATCTTCTTGGTCAGAGAATCTAATAAACATATCATCTTGTGTAGCTACATCTCCAATGGTTGTTTCTGTTCCAAAAAATACTAAGTGACGATCGGGTGTTGATACAACCATGTGTCTTGATGCAGTTGGTGCTCCTGTTATAATCGTGCATCTTGTTTCGGTTGCGTTTGATAAACTAGAATCCCATTCAAACACTGCGCTATCGTGAATTAAACAAATTGCTTTGTCACCAAAATTATCTATTGACCACATACCAGGTTCTAATACTAAGTCACCTGATGCTGCTTCACCCCATGCTACATAGTTGCTTGAATTAGTTACTGTAGCTCCATCACTGTGCGCTGCTCTAGTTGTCCCTCTAACAGCTCTAGTAATTCCTGTTAAATTATTTCCTGAAACACCTGTATATGATATTTCTTCTGTGCCCACTAAAATAAAATTAGTTCCTGAGTCAGGAAAGTTAGTGGTGCTTGTAAGTGTAATACTTGTTCCTGATCCCCCTGTTCCAAAAGCATTGTCACCAAGAGCTCCATTTAAGGTTGTTGTAATTGCAGAACCATCTTCTCCACCCCAAGATCCAAGTCCCCATCCAAAACCTTTTTGTTGAACAGCAGATCCAACAGGATAATAATGTTGCACTCTAATACCACCTGATGTTGTTGCACCAGATCCAGTTTCATTTGACGGCATTGTAATTGTTATTGTTTCTGTTGTAGGAACAGAAGTTACCATGAATTTTTTATTATCAAAATCAGATGCACTAAAATTAGATCCTGTAATCGTAGTAAAATTATCTAATAAAACAATATCTTGTGGATTGATACCATGACCTGTTGGAAAAGTTATTGTAACAGTTGGTGATCCATTAGTCGTGGTAAATGCACTTGTAAGCGTTGTCGTAGTTTTAATCGGGTGTATGTCATAAAACACACCTCCAGAGTATGCATACAAAATTCTGTTTGTGCCAATAATCGCGTATCTTCTACCTAAACTATTAACAAAATGATGAAGCCCACGTCCAGCTCCAGTAAGTTCATTTTCATTAACATTACCTAATTGATTCCAACCACCTATTTTTTCTGGTGATCCATATCTAAATCTAACATTATCACAGTCTACCCACTGTCCTTCTGCTCCAGTTTCTGAGACTTGTTTATTTATACCTGGCTGAAAACCTATTTTTTGTAGCATAATTTACCACTATATAAGATTTTTTACATTTTTGTAGTGTTATATTAGAACCAAAAATCTGCTGATAAGCAATATCTTTTTTGTCTATCCTTATTAACTCCTGGAATGTGTGGTAAATTTGACGGAAAGATAAACCAACAATAAGGTTCTTTTGGTAGTAAAAACTCCTTGTTATCACATATAAATTTTGTGTGTGAGGATTTTTCAGGTATGTTAAGATATAATATACCAGATAAAGCATAAGCTCTATTTGGATTATGGACATGATACACGTCAGTTTTTTTAACACATTTATTATTTGTCACGTGAACCCAACTTGATATTTTATACTCATTAGGTAAATAATTTAAATATTGTTTACACCCTTGAACAAATGATTTTAACAATACTGTGTCTTTTATATCAAACCATTTTTGATAACTTGGTTTACTAGGATCTTTCATAAAAGGTAATTTATCTATTTGTTTTATAAAACCATCAACTTCTTTTTTATTTACACAAGTTGGCATTTTATAAATACCTAAAAATATATGTTCAAAATTATTAGACAAATTTGGGTCCTTTTACAAAGATAGCCATTGAGTCCCTAGAACCTCTAGTAACTGGATCTACTTTATGGTTTATATATGATTTAAACATTAAAACACTACCTGGGTTGTCTAATGTTTCTATATGTTTAGGACCATTCTCAAAAAGATAAAACTTGCCACCCTCATATTTATTTAAAGATGTATTAATAATTATAGTAAATTTAATATCAAAAACATGACTTTTTGATCCATCATGATGCCAATCATACTGACCCTTATTTTTACATAAATATGAATTTATATTCACACGATCTAAATTATTTAAATCATATAAATTATAACCAAAACACTCTGTGTTGACACATTTAATATTTTCATACAAATTATTTAATTTATTTTTAATGCTTTTCCATTCACAAAATTTAACAATAGAAGTTTTAGTTGTAGTGGCAGGTCTATCTGTGCTTTTAATTAAATTATCATCACAAATTTTTTTTATTTCTTTAAGATCTTTTGTATTAAAAAACTTATCCCAGCACCAATAAGTATATTTACTTTCCATTTCTTTTAAACCAGCCTGGTAAACCTATGTGTATTCTTCCATCGAAAAATTCATTTTTTTTAGCATCTGTATAATGTAAAAAAACTTGCCCACATTCATCTCCTTCAAAAGGTTCTCTCCAATGTTCTAAATCACAACCACGATAAATCAACATGTCACCTGGTTTTAAATCTACCTTAATGCCTTTTCTCCCTTCAAGTTCAGATGGTTCTACATATATTGGCCAAGGGTCACCGCCTAAGTTTATGGTAGTAGATATTTCACAACTAAATCTATCTTTGTGCCTCTTTAAAATATCACCTTTTTTATAAACTCTCGCGTAAGAATAAGAAGGGTTTAATTTTAATTTAGTTTCTTTTTCCATTAAAGGTAAAGATTTTAACATTAAAGTATCTAGGGCTATATCCCCATAAACTGCGTATGTGTCTGCAACTTGATCTCTATTTGTTTCGTAACCACCCAATAATGTTTCATAAGGAGAAATATATCTTTTTTCTATACAAGTGTCATAAACTTGTTTTTTTACCAATAGATAATTATAACAAAACTCTGCTAAATCTTTCTCTACGGCATTTTTAATTATTTTATATTTATTTTTTTTAAAACTCATTTTTTAAAAACCTCAGATGGCACCGCTTGAATATTAAAATGAATAAATCTAAAAGGTTTAATACCGTAATCTAAAACAAACTCATGTCTTAAATAACCAGGGAATATAATTAAAGACCCTGGTTGAGGTTTAAAATTAATTATAGGATCGTCATTAAAAATTTCATCACGACTGTGTTCTCTTAAATTTAATTTGGTGGCCATAGCTCCATTTCTTGGATCATGAAAAAGAGGGTAAGAAGTTTCAAACCCACATTTTAAAAAATAAAAACCAGAAACATGTTGATTACCGTGTATGTGTGATGAGTGATGTCCAGCTTTTTTTGCAAACTCTTGAACCCATAGCTCTGTCATTAAATAGTTATACCTATCAGTTTTAACACCTTGATCGTATAAATATTCTACTGATTTGTTAGCCACATAGTTTCTAAACTCTATAAAATCTTGTTCTTCAACTAAATTTTTAGAGTGATAAGATATTCCAAAATCACCGTATTCTTTTTTATGTTGTTTATTTTTTTCAAAATTTTTAGCTTCTTTTATATATTTATTAGAAACTTTGTTTAATGACTCAACAAAATTTAAATTTTGTTCATGCCATATAGAAGTAGAAAAACAATTTAACTTTTCCATATTATTTAAATGGTTCACCTAGGTGCCAAACAACTAGGCTATACCTTTTTCCTTTCGTTACGGGTTTAACTCTATGCCATACAAAACTAGGAAATACAACAATAGATCCTTTCGGCATTATTTCTGTGCAAAGTCTTGTGTAAGTAGGATCGTCTAAATTTCTACATTGAAACTCTAACTCACCCCCTTCATATTCTGAACCGTCCACTAATTGACATGTCATAGATAATTTTCTAATTTTTCCATTGTCTGGACTATTAGGGATATCGTATGGTTTATCCCAACTATCACAATGCCAATCATAATATTGATTTAATTTATACTTTGTAAATTGACAATTTTCAGCTCGACTCCATTCAAAATTCCAACCAGCTTTTTCATTTGCTTCTTGAACATAAGGCATTGTTTCTTTATAAATCCAAGTGTCGTTTAACCAAACAACGTTAGAATCTCTTTTTTTCTTTAAATCTTTTTCTTCCTCAAAAGTTAATGGCTTATTATTTTTATTTTCAAAACCCCCTGTAAGACCAATATTTTCTTTTTGATCAAGACCATATCTAACTAATTCATCACAAAAACGAGGTGTTAAAGCTGATTTAAAATAATAATAATAATTACATAAGTTCATAAGTTACCGTTAAAATAGAGTTTAATTGTTGTGAAGTATTTTTAGTTACATGATATCTTAGAGTAGAAGGAAACATTACAAAATCGTTATTGTTTAAAGGTATAACCCAAGACCTACCTTTTCTTCTATTATCATCATATTCAATACAAATTTTACACGAATCTTTTCCAACATTTACTCCATACAACATAACATAATCGGGTGAGTGTTTTAAATCCACAGGGTTTATCTGTAAAAAAGATTCTGATTGTTGTGGAAAATAAACATCTCCTAAAACATCTTTTTCTGTGATTATAATATTATGTTTTACTTGAATAAATTCTCTAACGTAAGTTATAATTTTGTCCCACTCTCTAGTAAAAGGGACACCTTTTAAATCTCTAGTTTGATGTTTTAACATTTTATAAAATATGTCCTCTCTATCTACTTCAAAAAATTTAGGCATATCTATTGAACCATAATATAAATCTATTTCTGATAGTATTTTTTTCTTAATCATTTTTAAAACCCTCTATTAAACAGTTCCAAGACGGGATATGAAAAGGCCAAGTCACATAAATATTATCTTCTTTTATCGCAATATTAGTTAATGTATCACTCCACTCTTTGTTAGTTTTTATGTCTAAATGTTTTGCTGTTAAAGATTTAACTTTTTTCCAAAAATTAGTGTTGTATTTTGATCCATTAGAATAAACAAAACATATAAAATTTTCATATTGTTTTGCTTTTAATTGTAAGTTTTCATTTACTTGATCTTCCGTCATATTTTTATTTATAAAATCATAAAAAAATCTGTTAACATTATCATAATAAGTTCCTGACAAAGCTTCCATAGGTTCATAAAAAATAGCTCTGTTACCATTTCTAATAACTCTATGATTTAAAAATTTATTTGCTCTGTATGCTTTAAATTTAAAATCTCTTAAATCTTTTTTCTCTAGATTTGATTTAAATATTTTATTAATATCTTTAACAGCTTCCTCTTCAGTAGTAATTTTATCATTGAATAAATAACCCCAACCTTGTCTAGTTGTTAAGGGTATACCAAACATCCAACCATTTTCGTGTGCCTGATGATATGTGTATGCCCAATTCCCAGGCTCTTTAATCATATTTACAAAACAACGATTTAAAGGAAGAGTATTGCATATGTGATAATCTGAATAGTCCTCTGGATAACCTCTACAATCAATTACATAATCATATTTTTCATTACCTTCATCAAATAAAACTGTTACCTCTTTTTCGGATTGTTGGTAATTTTTTACATTTTTATGTATTATTTTAAATCTTTTTCCATATTTATTTTTTGCTCTTTCAAACATTGAGTTTGATAAATTAAAATTATTAAAGTGCATTGCATACATGTTAGGTAATATGGGACTTACAAAATCATCATCTCTCCAGTTTTTATATAACACTCCAAACTTAATTGTTGCATCTATTTCTTCAGAATTAGTGAACGTATTATAATCAACACTCTCCCACAGTAGTTGAGGTAATTGTATATTGCTGCTTTCACCAATTCCTAATATGTCTTTTTTAGGATTAAAAATACAATGCACTTTTGCATCTGGCATATATCTTAAAAAATGTAACACAGACATTACACCAACTGTACCTGTTCCTAACACTGCTATTTTCATGGAAGATGATAACCTGTTTCTTGTAAAGTAAAATTTGCTGCACAAGATATCCTTGTACAGTTTGATTTGTAAGAGGGCACACTGTGTGGTAGTTTAGCAGGAAAAATAAAAAAATCTCCTGTTCTTGGTCTAAAATCTTTTTGAAATATAAAATCATCGTTATGTGGTCCACATATAAATGATATTGAACCAGGCCCTCCTCCAGTGCCTTCAAAATTGTTTTGTTCTTCTATTATTTGTTTTGGAACATCCAAATATAAAACACTAGACCAATTACAATTATTGTGAATATGTGTTGGATTACTATCTCCTGCTTTCATATAATTTACCCAACATTGTTTTACATATATGTCAGTAGAATGACTTATGTTGTAATACTCGTTGTAAGCTCCCATAAAAGCTTCTAAATAAGGTTTAACAATATTTCCAAATAATACATTGTCTAATGTATATTCTTCTTTTATAACTCCAGCTAACCTTTTATGATGAGACGTGTTTTTGTTACAAATTGATAATAAAGATTTAATATCTTTATTTGACAAAATTGTTTTAAACAAGAGCGGTCCCCAAAAAGATATGGTGTAATCTATTCTTCTATCTTTCATACGTAAAATAATATACTTAATTTAACTATTTTTTCAAGTCAAAACTATAGTAACCAGATAGTAAGTATCTATCTCTATTATTTGGACAAGGTTCTCCTTTGTGAGTGTGTGTAAAATATGCAGGCCAAACTGCTAATTTTCCTTTTTCTGATTTTATAGTTTCCCCATTAAAAAATTTTGTCCCACAGTTATGATTTGATAAATAAATTTGAATTGCTAGTATTCTTAGTGGGGATTCAATTCCATGTTCTGAGTGCCAACCTTTGAAATATTTTTTTGGTTTAAAATGTTTTACCCTAACCTCATTTAAAAACCATTTATCTTTTGTATAGTAAATTTCTGGAAATTTATCAGTATACAATTTTACTACGTCATTTAATTTATTATTTAAATTACTATTGTTTATTGGGCAGGAGATATACCCACAACTATCATCAATAATTTTATTATTTTTATTGTAAGTTTCTATAAGAGAATCACAATCTTTGTCACTTAAAAACTTTCTAACAACAAGTGTATATTCTAACATTAATGAGCTATGCTATTTAATATCCAACCTGTATTATTATCTGCTTGATAGGCATCTTCATCCCACACATAACCATGTGTATGAGTGCCAGCATCAATTTGAGACTGTTGCTCTGAAGTTAAAGATGGTTTTTCTCCTAAAGGAGATTCCCAAGAAGCATTTGCCACATTTTTTACCCAACTCGCATAGGGTTTTTGTGGCCAAAATATTTGATTACTAGAATCCCATGTTCCACCTATGCCAGCAAAATTTCCTCTAAATGCAGTTCCGCCACCTCTATGAGAGTTAGCATAAGTCCAATAAGAAGTTTTTATCCATAAATTAGCAGGCCAATTATTGTTGGCCTCTAAAAATGCTTGACCAATTGACTCTTGTTCATCTCCGTTTTCATCTTGACAATCTTTATTGTCAACAACTACAACAGATAAAACTTCGTTTTCCTCTGATATTTTTGCAAAGTGTGCCATAATAATTATGCAGCAGCTGTTTTGTACGCTATAAGTACAACACCGCTTCCTCCATTTCCATTTCTACAATTAGTATCAATAGTTCCTCCTCCGCCACCACCAGAGTTTGCTACTCCTGAAGCCGCAAGTGTAAATGGAGAACTTTGAGATTGAGCATCCCCTCCTCCGCCATCTCCACTTATCGATGTAGGTGGTGTGGCTGTTGCTTGTTGCCTAACTCCTCCGCCACCGCCAGCGAATCTATCAGTCGCTCCTGGAACAGGACACTTAGGTTGATTACTAATATAAAAAGGTTGAGGTGCAGATCCAAAAATAGGAGTGTGAGAATTTCTTCCCTGTCCTCCAACAAAACTAGATCCAGCAGCATTTGCTCCGCCACCAGCACCTGTATTATTAAATCCTCCTGGAGGCGGACCATGGGCACCATTTCCACCAGGGTTTCCTTGTGAGGGACTAACTGGAGGTGTGTTTCCAGCACCACCAGATGATGCAGAAGGCGAACCTGAGCCACCTCCGCCAGATCCTCCTGCTACTCCATTTCTTGTTGGGTGATTAAAAGTAGGGCCTTTTCCACCACCTGCTGAAGAAATACCTAATGCGCTTGATGCAGCACCACTAGTTCCTGTATCGGTGCTAGTGCACTGGCTGGCTGTACCGCCAGCTCCTACAACAATTGGGTATCCTTGAGCTGTTGCGGTAACCGTGGTTGAATCGACAGAAGTTCTATAGCCTCCCGCGCCTCCGCCACCGCCGCTTCCGCTGCCTCCTCCCGCTACAACTACATATTGTAAAGCGCTATCGTCAGCTCCGACTGAATTAACAGTGAAAGTACCATTACCTGTAAATACGTGTACTTTATAAATTCCTACATCAACTGTGCTGTTACCACCAGTGGCACAAATACCTGCAAAAACTGGACCTCCAGAACCAAAACCTAATACTTGATAACCAAAACCTCTTAATGCAGGTCCTTTAGGTTTTTTAGGTTGTTTAACTGGAAAAGTTCCTAGTTTAAAGTCTCTCATGTATTCCTCCTATTATGCGTCGTTAGCAGCATCAGTAGTGAAGAATAATTTAACACCTAATAGTTTGGCATCGGCAGTTAATGAATCTTCCGATACGTCTCTTGTTATTTGGAAATAAACTTCCTCATCCGTACTAGGAGATCCCGCTATTGTGACTGCTCCACTTTCTGCTGTAACGTCTAAATCGTTTGCTGTACCACTGTGTGCTTTTGCTGTTGGTGCAACCGCTGTTCCAAAAGCAACGTTAATAGTGTCATTGTCTGCGCAAGAAACACCAGCCAATGCCCAAGATACAGTTCCTGTGTTTGTTGAGTCTGCTGTGAAAAATGCTTGAAAAGTTATTGTGCCTTCATTCCATGATTTAGGAAAAGCAACAGCAAACTGAGCATTTTCATCTGAGTCTTTGTCAAAATCTAAAGTTTTAATTTCAGGACCATTTGATAATTCTACTTGTGCTATTGCTGCACAACCATTTGTAGTATTAGGATACATAGCAACTGCTGGCACCCAAATAGTTTCTTTACCTGCAACTTTTACTGCTGAACCACCAGCTTGAACAACACCATTACCATTTGGTGCTATATTAATGTTTCCATCTGCACCATCAGTAATTGTAATACTTCCAGAGTTTGTTCCAGAGTTCGTATCTAATACAAGATCATGTGTACCACTTGTTGTAATGGCAGCAGCTGCTGATCCTGTTCCAAAAACAGTTTCTCCAGATCCTTTTGGAACTAGATTAATATTTACGTTAGAATCACTACTTCCTGTTGCTGAAATAGTTGGAGCGCTTCCGTTAGCTGCGTTTGCTATTGTTAATTCATTAGTCGCTGAACCCGTAGCTGTTACTTTAATTAATTCATTACCGTTAGTATCTAAAATTGAAGTTCCAATTTTAGGTGAAGTTAAAGTTTTATTTGTTAAAGTTTGTGTTCCAGTAAGTGTTACATCACCCATTCCAATATCAATGATATCTGGGTTTACTCCATCGTTAGCTGATGCAAATACTATTTTAGTTGTTGCAGGTGCAACGGCTACACTGTCACCAGATCCTGAAACATATTTAAATGTTACGTTTTGTGAACCACTTGTTGAATTTTTTAAAAAATAAAAAGTTTGAACATCGATTGGTATAGTTACATTTCTGCCTGATGTAAGTGAACCTGTAAACTCAATCATTCTGTGTGCAAGAGTTGCACCAGTGTCTCCATCAGAAACAGATAAATCAGTATCACCAGAATCTGATACTGCTTGTTGTGTAAATCCACCTGATATTTGTTCTAAGATTTGTAAATTTTTATTAGTTTTATTACCCCATGTTCCAGCGTTTTCACCAGTTGCTTGAAGTTCTACTCCTAGTCCCGTATATGTTGATGCCATATTTTATCTCCTATGCAGCGTCAGTATAACTTGTATTTGATCCAGTTGCAACATCTGTATACGAAGAATTTGAACCCGTGTCAACAGCTTGATATGCTTGAATTCCAAAGCCTGAAGCAGTTCCAAAAGCAGCTACAGAGGCTGTTGCAGAAACCCCCGTTAATCCCATTACATCAGCGGGTGCTAAACTTCCTACGTTAAATGTTGCAGAAACACCATCAAAACTTACTGTCATTTGATCTGGAGTTATTGAACCTACAGATAATGTTGCTGACACTCCTGTTATTGGTATAAATTCTACAATACCTGCTATTAATTCACCTGCACTTGAAGTTGCTTGTTGGCCTGTTGGTATTACTACAGAGGTTAAATCAAATCCTAATGTTCCAACAGAGGACGTGGTTACTTGACCTGTTAAACCAATTGTCATGTCATCAATACTTATTGATCCAACAGAAGAAGTTGCAGCGAGTCCAGATAATGTTACTGTAGGTGATAATATAATTGTTGTTGAACCAACTCCAGATGTTGAAGAAACTCCTGTTAATCCTACTACGTCAGCAGGGTTAAGTGTAAACATTCCCCAACCGTTTTCACCATAAGTTGCATTACTCCAACCATTAGCTCCTAAGTTTGATGTAATAGCATCAGGAGCGGTTACTTCTACAGTTAAACCAGAAAAACCCCAACTTTCAAAATTCCAAGTATCTCTACCCCAACCTTGTTCATTAAAAGCTGATATAGAACCCACCGATGATGTTATTGATAATCCATCCACAGCTATAACAGGACTAAAACTCTCTCCCCAAGGTTCTTTTCCCCATTGATCTCTGCCCCAACCTTGTTCAGAGGATGCAACAACTTCACCTACAGAAGAAGTTATGCTTTGACCTGTTAAAATTGCTATTTCATCATTAGCTTGGCCCCAAGAACCACCATCATTCCAAGTGTCTGCACCCCAACCAGTTGTTATAGCATCGGTTGTGCCCCAACGGCCAGTGTTCCAGGTTGTGCCTGATTGGTTCCAAGTATTGGCCATAAGGACTTCCTCCTTATGCTAATCGTATGATTGCGTTCGTTGCGTCTGCTGTTGGGAATTGAATTGTAAAAGTTCCGCTTGAAACAGTTTTGTCTCCACCAAATGCAATAGAAACACATGCAGGATTACCTGATGCAGAACTATTGTATATTAATGCGCCATTAGCTGTAAAAGATGCACTTGTATAACTTACATCGTTAAAATCACAAACTGCTGTAGTGCTTGAAGCAGTAGGAGTCACACTTGTAAGTGTTGCTCCACCTGAAGTGTATGCAGTTCCAGATGAATTTGTAATTTCGTTTGATGATGAAAAAGCTGTTGTTGAAGCTCCTAAAGTTGCATCACTTGTATATAAAGCTATCTTGAAAGTGTTACCAGTTGTAGCTGTAAAATTGTGAACTCCTTTTAAAAGTTCTACTTTAAAACTTGTGCAAACTGCAGATGTTATTGCCATATTTTATCTCCTACGGGTTTGGTGAGTTTATCGGTATACGAATAGCCCCATCAGTGTAGTCGTCTCTTCGTCTTCTACCAATTTGCTCACTAGCAAACTTTTGTACTTCTTGTTTATATTTATTTTCATACAATGTCAACATATCCATTGGACCTTTTAAAAAACCATATGCCTCTGATAAACAACAATATAATAGGCCATTTGGAAAGTTTAAACTAATATAATTAGTATTATCACCCTCTAATAATGCAGGAGCTACATTATAATGAACTCTAAATTTGTAGGTTGTGTCTGGCACAGGAGCAAACATCATTCTACCAGATGTAGTATCTGATTCACCTGTAGCACCACCAAACATAGCATAATACTTAGGCTGGCCTCTTTTTGCAGATTCTGTTGATGAAATATATTCTTGTAGGTAAGTAACATCTTTTTTTTCTAAAAAAACATTTGGTCCAGTTACAGCTGATGTTGAATCATAAACTTGTATGGCTCTTATAAAAACTGCCCCTGCTGGAGCATTAATAGTTGATTGACCAGTTACTAAATTACCATCTTGTTGTTTTCTATCTGCATCAATAGGAACATCTCTAAATATTCTATATTGTGCGTTAAGAATTATATTTTCTAAAACAGCATCTGTTAATACATTAGAGTCTGTTTCAGTATAACTTTTAATTTGTGTTTTTAATCCTGATGCACTTAATCCAGCCATTATGCTATTGCCTCCTTACACTTAGGACAACGATGTTTATATTTTGGACAGTCATCACAATGTTCTTTATAAATTGGTATTTCTGGTTCTGGCGTTTTAGTATAATATTCTATATGCTCATCCTCCTCTGGACATGCACATTGTTTAATGCCTAATAATTTACAAATATAATTTTTTAATTTTTTTATCATCCCTCTATTGTCACTGGTCCTACTGAACAACCGTAACCTCCTCCTTTTTTACCTCCAACTGTAGCAGTATCTGTGTCTACTGTAAAATGAAAATAATTTGTTGTTGCATAATCTGTTGTAACAACTGCATCATCTTTATATAAACCAGTCGTAATGGCATAACCTGCAGATTTTGTTATATTAGTTCCTGTTATTCCATCAAAATTAGGAATATTTGCGTACGCAAAAACTGGATTTGTTAACGTTCCTGTTCCAGGTGAAGTTGTTGGTGCGCCTCTAAATCTATATGTTGTTCCACTTGTTAAACCATGACCTGGTGAAAATACATTAATTATTCTTGAACCTGCTTGATAAGTTTCAAAACCATTCTCAGGTATTCTAACAGTTGTAATCGGTTCTGTTCTATCTGTTCTAACATTTCTTAATGCAATACCATCTGCAGATATTGGTTTTGGTTCTAGTTGTGGTTGTTTTGGTTCAAATTCAGACACGTGTACAAAAGATCCATTCCATTCTCTAACCATTTCTCTATATGGAAACTCCATACCAGACCTATCTGATATTGCTTTTGCATGTTTACCTGTTGAATATTTTGCCATTATGCTCCTGGGTAATAAGCTTTTGGTGTAATATATGTGCTAGAAGCTGAACCATCTTCTGCAAGAGCTCTTTGTAATTCATCTTCATAGTATAGTTTCATAGACTGAACTAACTGTGGTTGATATTTTTGTGCGAGATAAAATGCTAAACCAGCCACCATGCAAGGCACAAATCTAAATGGTACATCAGTTGCATTTGTATAATCTCCTGCATCTTGAATTCTTTTGATAAAATAAAAATGCATATCTTTAGATGCATTTGTAGAATCTGGTGTTGGATAAATGTGTATTCTAACTTTATCTATAAATCTTTCCACCCAGTATTGATTAGGTGTTCCTTTAGATAGTTTGTTAGAAAAACCTGCATAAGTAGATCTATCTACTTTAGTCATAGGACTATCTGATTGTGTTGTTTGAGTCCTGTTAGATCTTAATTGTGCTTCAAGGACATCGGACATTCCGTAAACACCATTTACTGGAGTTGTTGTGGCAGAAGTTCCATCAGAACTAGCCCTAAAAAAATCATAGTCTGATTGCCCCTCTATTAGATCAAGATTAGTTTCGTCTATTTCCCAATAATGAATACCTCTATTGCCCCACTCTTGAAGCAATATATTTAAAGATCTTCTAGCTGATTTTAATTGATAACCAGCTACATTTTGTAAACCAATACGTTCAAAAGCCTCTTCTACTATCTCATCAATAGCAAAAGTTTTATCAAATGTCGTTGTTCCAGAGGTAGTATTTGCCATTTAACCTCCTATGCGTCTAGGTATACTGTCAACCCTGTTATATCACCTTGGTCCATTGGAAGAAAACATCCATCGGTAAATAAAACTCCATCGTCAGGAATATAAGGATCTAAGTCTCCTGAGTCTGCAGCTATAGTCATTATGGTTGTTCCCGTGCTTGAAGTAGTTTTAAATAAAAAATTGTCTGCGGATGATATAACTCCGTGCATTCCTCTTACTCTGGTTCTACCTGAAAAGAAAACAGCATGCATGCCGACTGAAGTTACTCCTGCAGAAATATCTGTTGTAGCCGCTCCATTTCCAGTTATTTGTGTAACTGTGTTATAAAATTTAGTTGAAGTTACTGTAGCTCCACCAGCTGGTCCTGTAATATCTTCAGTTATAGTAGCCCCATTATGATCAGTTCCAGTCACTGTATAAGTTACGCCTGAATTATCATCACCTGAACCAGATGTTAAAGTAATTCTTTGAACAGTGCACGAACCATCATCACCTTGTGCAAAAGTTGCAGCAGCTGCTTCTAAAGTTAAATTTGCTCCATCTGCTGGATCTTGTTCAGCTGCTATAACAGCTGCTCCTGTTGCTGTTCCTCCAGTTGCAAACCTTGCTTTTACGTCTGTTGTTGCCATATTTTGTTTCTCCTTATAATTTATGTGGGGCCTAAGCCCCACAATAATTATTTATTAGTTAGTGTTATTAACTTGCTGTGTCCAGTAAACGTTTAACACACCTTCTCCAGCAGTTAAAGCGTCATCTGTTTTAGCAGAAATAACAACTACTTTGTCCATCTCATAACCTGATGCATCATCGTCTGAAACGTTTAGACAATTTTTCATCTGAGCTAATGATTGATCCATACCAGTTGGTATGTGATGAGAAGCAACAGTTCTTACATCATTATCAGCGTCACCTGCAAAGTAGTCAAGATCTAAACTGTTAGTCATAGATCCTGAAGCTTGTGCAACGTTAGCACCAATTTGCATATCAAAACCAGTTGTATCGAAAGCTTCGTTAACTACAAATCTGATATCATTGATTCTAGAAAATTTAGGAATCACAATATTGTTTGCTAAGTTTTTATCAGTTGTTGTTGAAGACTGACCAAGTGGGTACTCATTAAATAATGATCTACATACCACTGAAATTAATCCAGTTTCAATTATACCAACTGATAAAGTCCCTGCAGTTCCTGAACCATCGATTGCGATGGAAGTTACAGTTTTAAAAGTTTTAGTTGAAGTTGCAACACCAGCGTTTGCCATTGTTACGTCTTCTGTCTGTGCATTATCTAAAACGTCTGTCCCAGTAATTGTTGCAGTTCTTGCAGAATCATCACCAGCGGATGTTAAAGTGATTACAGATGCAGCTTCGAAACCACCATCAGAAGTTATTCCAGGTACGTTTAAAGTTGAATCTACTAATGTAACAGAAGTCGTACTAGCTCCGTTAGAACCAGTCACAGCTAATCTATCAGCATCAGTTGTTACAGTAAAGTTACTGTGGTTTACAGGAAAAGACGCGTGACATTCTACGAATGCAACGTTTCTTACATTATCAGAAATAGTTGATCCTGTGTTTGTTTGAATCCGTCCAACGTTAATTGGTCCAGAAAAGTTAGTTCTTGCCATAATTATATCCTCCTAGTTTAAAGATTATAGTCTCTAGGCCGTCGACTATACGCGTCTATAATCCATTAATAATTGTATAGTGGTAAAATTATATACTACTTTTCAATAGAGCGCAAGAGAGCCTGTAATGTGGATTGGATTTTTCCAACGATGTAGCTTTTTACTAAGTAGCTACAGAAACTTGAGGAGCAGCATCGTCTATTTTATTTTGTGCATTAGCTTTTTCTGCCTCTGCTATTTTGATTTGGCTAATTACTTCTCTGACTTTTCTGTCAATCTTAACCATATCAAGAGTATATCTACCCTCTTTAAGATGCTCCTGCTCCCATTGAAGATCTAGTCCCTTCTTCTGTGTGTAAAGGGTCTCCAGATGTTGCATTATCGCCTCCATTAATAACCTCCTCATAGGTTATTCTA